CCTGCCCCTGCTGCCGGAGCTGCTGCACCACCTAAGCCGCCAGTAACTGCACCTAGTGTACCGCCAAGTAACGCGCCTCTAAGACGATCATCTGGGTTTGCTGCTGCGCCAACGCCAGCGCCTATTAGCATTGGTATTAGAAATGGGAGTGCCATAATTTATCCTATTAGTAACACCACAATACGGGTGTAGTTTCTCTTATATCTACATGGACGAAGCTCTTTGCTACGCCTATTCCAGTGAAGCCTAGTTTAACAGCGTTTTCTACAACTGCCATCCTTTGTGCTCCGCCTGTTACTTTTATATCTGCTGCAATGCCTTGAGCGTGAGTTCCAGGTTTAGACTTCTTAGCCTCAATGCTGTGACTGAGATTTCTATAGCCAGAAGTAATGATAAAAGGAAACCCGCAGGCTTCCCTTAACTCATCTAGCTTTAAAACAAACTCAACATTAATTCCGTTAACGCCTGTTTCTTGGCAATCAAAATCTTCTAACTTAAAATACTTAAACATTTGTAGACGCATTAAATATTGTTGGGTTATTGATTTGGCTAATAGGCATACCGTCAGCACCAACATCTGGTAACGCTATACGGTTATAGTTCTGTCTGCCTACGTTAAGCTGATTTAGACCAGCGTTAGATAACGCAGATAAGGCACTTTGCCCGCCAACATTACCTTGAACACCCTGAACACCAATTTGCGGCATACCGCCAAGCATATTGTTTTGACCAAAACCAAACGCTGCAAACTGTGGTTGAGCTGCTTCCTGCTCGGCCATTCTTAACTGATCAAGGATTAGCGGAGCATACTCTTCGCCCTGCCTACCGATAATACCCATTTTTCTCACAGCGGCATTGTATCGACCGTAGCCTGAATCCAGTAACGCAACAGCTTCTGCATTCCGATCTATTTCAGCTTGCTGCTCTGCTGTGATTTCATCAAAAACAGGGTTAGTGGGAGAAGCTCCGCCAACAACAGGCGCAATTCCAGGNGCTGTTTCACCTGTCGTGCCAATAATGTTGCCGTCTGCGTCATAGATTACATTGCCAATAATTTCATAACCTGGCGATGCAACCTCATTTAATGTTCCACCTGTTCCAGTGTCGTTATTAATATTTTCATCAATAACCGTAACTGGTTCTTCGACAGTTGTAACTGGCTCTTCGACAGTTGTGTCAGTGCCAGTACCATTCGTTATTTCGCCTAACGTCCCACCAAGGGTAGGCTCTTCATTATCAAAAACGACAGGCTCTTCACCACCAAAAGACGGATCATTACCAAGGGTAGGCGCGTTACTTGGCGGTTCCAAGTTTGATCCGCCATTAATAATATCCCAAACATTACCGAGAGAGTCACCAAGATCATCAATAGCTTCACTACCATCCAAAGTTACAGTGTTAGGATCAACTACATCGTCTATGCTAATTACATTTCCGTCTGCATCTCGAACTATAGTCTTGGTAGGATCGGTAGCAGCGTCTATTAATTCTTGTTCAGTAAAACCTCCGGTGCTTCCGCTATTATTTTCATCAATTAAATCTTGATAGCTTTGACCACCTGCTTGGTTTTGCTCAAATTCTGTTTGATAATTCCATCTCCATTGGTTCCAAGCTTTTATATCTCTGTTATTCTCGCGCCCCTCAGTGGGATCATCTAAGTCCTGAGTGTCATGCACATAGCTTGAATAATTAGGAAATTTCCCAGTCTCATACCAGTACGATAATTCAGGAGAATTTTTATCCGTAGGCAAAGATCTTCGGTTATTTAGCCACGCATTTCTATTGGCAGAATTGTAAGGAGTTAAATATGGATTTTCCTCCTCGAAAATAGATTTCATAGTGATTCCACGGGGAAGACCGTGATCCCACGCACCACCGCCACTGCCGTTTCGTTTTAATGTAGACACTTCTATTTACCTCCAAAAAGGCCAGCAGCCGCTAATCCAAGACCAGCAGCGCCGCCAAGGTCAAATCCTTGTCCTGGCTGCTGACTAGAAGAGTTGCTGATATTACCAAGGTTGATTCCCGTAATACGACTAGCAAGGCGATCAAGCGCAGTTTGAGGCGCTTCTTGCTCAAATCTGAATCGAGCTACATCTGAGTCAATTAGACCCTGAGTATACTGTTCCTGTTGAGCACCTATCTCAGATACTGTCGCAGCAGGCTGTAGGAGGCCGCTCTGTACGCCTGCAAGGTTTTGCATGGCATTCTGTTGGTTAGCTAACATAGCCTTTGTAGCAGCGTCTGTAGTGGCTGTCACGGCACTTTGCTCTTGGATACGCTGTCGATCACCACCATAAGCACCCTGCTGAATAGCTTGGCTACCAATACCTGGAAGTATTTTAGNTTGAAGGTCAGTTATAAAAGGATCGGTTATAGCTCTGCTTTGAGCAGATAAAGGATCAAATGCTGCATTTAAAGCATTAGCTGCACCCATCCCTAAAGCGCCCTGAACACCAGCAGCATCAAGACCTAATTGCTGTGCAGTAGCAGTGTTAAATGATTGGTTTGCAACCGCTGATCCTGGGTAGTATTGATCCGGCCCTTGATCAAAAGCCGCTTGAGACATTCCAAAGAGTTCTGTTAATGCCCGCTCTTGCGCTGGAAATGGTTTAGTTATATTTGTTGATGATGATGGTTGGTCGCCGCCGCCACTCATGTTATTCTCCTGCTACGGAATCATCCGCTAAGTTAAAACTGAAATCTCTCATATCACATCTAAATCCCATACCTGTAAACATACTATCTAATCCATCTATGGGTGTCTTTGTCTTAAATCTTGTGCATCCTAGTCGCTTACCCTCTTGGCAAAACAAATTAAAATGCTTTGCAACTAAACCAAGCCCTTTATCTGCACCCCATGCAAGCCAGCATAAAAATGACTTTTCGCCGGTTAATGGGTGAACCTCTATTGTAAAGACTGCAAATCCTTCTTCTGTCTTGTATAGAACTGCTGTGCCGTTAACGCAAGCTGCGTAAACATCTTCAGGTCTATATTCAAGCCAAGGGAATTGAGCGTGTATCTCTTTTATCCCACTTCCTACCCAATCCCACTCTTTCTTTATATCTGCTATTACTGGATTCATATTCTTCTCTCTTTTTAATTTATGATGACAATTGTATTACAATCCACTGAGTTCCATCACTGTACAATGTCACCCCCTCATATTTTCTAGCTATATCAAATGTATTTGATCCCGCTGGTATACCACCTGGTGGTTGTATGATAAAAGTTCCTGCGTCTAAAACTATTTTACTTACACCTGTAGTTGTATCGTCTGATATAAACCTTATTGTCCTAAAAGACTGGTCAACAGGAGAGGGTAGGTTTAGCGTCCAAGATCCTCCATTTGAATTACTAAGTGTTACAAAATCATTAGACTGAGTGTAATCAATTACATCGCCATCAGTCGCAGTAATACTAAATGGCTCCATATCATTCATAGCAAAGTGCATCCACCCAAGAATACCATCTGTGTCTGGGTTCACATAGTCATAGCGGTAAAGACCTCTTTCCGTATGGTTGCTAAAATCAGTAGTAGTTCCATCGGAATACATAACCATTCCAATCTTAGGGTTTGCCACTGGTGACGCTTGAGGAATAAAGGTTAACAACGTCTTCATGTCATCAATCCTTTGGTTAAGCTTTCTCAGCTCATCCTCAAGTACCGGCCTATTATACTCTGCTGGAAGATTAGCCATTATCGCTCACCCTCCATTCTGCCCTGAACCTCTAGGTTGGTTAGCGTCCAATTATCAGAAGAGTTATTGCTTTCTATTTTCATAGTAATGTACCTTCCGGCAGACCTTATAGGGAAGCTTTCAAAGGTATTATTTATAATAAAGCTATTAGTTCTTCCTCGGCCATCTGTATAGTTTGGCTCACCATCAATTGTATCGGCCCAGCCTACTGACAGCACTGGTGATCCAGAGCCTTCCTTGCCTACACGAATAGCTGATATTTCTTTAACTCTATCTGCATCGTTTAGATCGTGCGCTTTTGTTACTGCTGAAACGCTAGGGTTAGCTAATCCTGGAGTATTGCCCTCATAATAAAAGTTACCAATGTTGTCGCCAGACAAAGCGTGCTGAAATACACCTCTATCAAGGTAAGCTGAGATAACTTGATCTCTCATTCCCCACTGCCCAGTCTTATAGTTATAATAAAACTCTTTGCTTATAACTGAAGACCCAAAAGGTATAGCCCAAACAACTTCGTTTTCTTTGGAGTTTTCAAACCCGTAGATCAACTCAATAACAGATTCAGAAACGTTGTCTCTAAAAAATTGGCTTATTCCGCTATCATTGCCAATCATATTTATGGCAGCGCCATCAGTTACAAAAAAGCCATCTCTAGTTACGCCGTAGTTTTGACGACCAACAGATACAACAGAGTTTGGAGACACTGCGCCTATATTGCCTTCTAGTGCAACTTGATAACCAAAGATATTTGGTAGGCCAACATAGTTAACAACAAACATCTGGCTTTCTGTGTATACCGCTAAACCATTACCTAACTGACAAACGCAACGTATGGGTGTTTCTGCTTCACGAATTAATAGGCTACCGGCGGTGTTTGTTGCTGTTCCTACCCAATCATCTAAGTTATCTGCGCTACACCATGCAAAGCTTGTGCTGTAGTCTACAGCGCCTTTAGTGTAGTTAAACGCAAGCATGTGCGGGCCTTGCTTATGGAAGCACTCTAACGTATCAAAGTCTATGTTAGGAACAGTTACTGTTGCTGTTGCTCCAGAGCCTAAGCCAGTTACTGTAACAAAAGTAATTGTATCGCCAGACACATAATCACTATTACCCCAGTTAGTAATTTCAAAGTCAACAAGTTTACCTGCATTTACTTTGGTTACGGTTGCTGTTATTCCTGATCCGTTTGGCGATGTTGTTGTCAATGTATCGCCTACAGCGTAATTAGTTCCTTCAGCGTCACTTAGAGTGACTGTAGCACCGCTAACTCTATCGCTATGGAAGCCATTAAAGGTTACGTTGTTTTTCTTTATTACTGGCTGAGTAGAGCCTTTAGCGCCAACTACAAAAGAGCCAAACGTCTCAAAGTCCCACTGATCAGGAGTATTTGATGACCCATCCCAAGTAGTTGTACTGCCATCCCAATGAGTCTCACCAAGACCAACAGTAGCTCCTGCAACAGTATAAGTAGCATTGCTTTCACCAGGAACGGGGACAGTTATTGTTTTTTCTTGATTAAGACTTTCGTCGCCTGTTGGGTATACTGCGGTATAAGAGCCGTTAGGATCAAACTCAAGCCCAGTAAACCCTGTAAGACCTTGGACGCTAAACTCTGATCCGCTGGCTAGGCCGTGATTAGCAATAGTTTTAATTATTAATGTGCCAAACTGTATATAAGCCTCTGTTACTGCTAAACCTTCACCAGAGTCCCACGTTGTACCTGCGGAACTCATTAAAAGGTTATAACCAGACCCAACTGTTTTTACAGAAGGTGAATTTGCTGGAGTAGCTAAAGGATCTTCTAGGACGTATGAATATATATTTTTTAAGTCCCCAACGTAAGCGACATTAGTGTCGTACTCTCTGGTTGCTGTAATGCCTCGTATTGGAGTCGCAGAGTATTGAGGAGCTGCTTTAAAATCATGCAAAAGCTCTCGGCCAGCTTTTCTTCGCATACCAAATTCAGTGTATTGAACGCCGTTAACAGTCTCCCAGAATGGAATCTGTTTATCGAATCTTTCTGGGTACACGCCGGTTTTAAGAAGATCAGAAGCATCTATCTTAAAACCACCGGACTTATCTGTCTCGAATGGCATTTAGCCTCCTATAGCAAACCAATAGATAGTTGTTGAAAAGTTATTTGTATCAACTTGAAAGCTTGTTGCTGTGCGACTACCAGCAACTACGCCAACAATAGCATTCGGGTTAGTAGCTTCTCTTTGCGTAAAGGCAACCGAACAAAAACTAGGAAACGCATCGTCAAAAGTGATTGTTTGAGTAGTGCCGCTAGTTATGTCGTACTCTCCCCACTTAACCACAACGCCAGCAATCTCTAGTGAACCCTGATCACCGCTAGATGTAACTTGCGTATTATCAACAGCAACTCTAAGAAGGTTAGCAGCCGTTAGCGCTCTAACTGCATCTACTCCAGCTTTAACTTCTGCGCTTGTAGCTAACTCAACAATACCTTTGGCTGTGGTTGACGAGTCGGGTAATCCTGCATACGCATCGGCAGTAACCGTACCTGTTACGTCTATACCGTTATTCTTAACCCCAAGGACTTCAGTGCCTTGTCCGGCACCTAAAGCTCCTTTT